ATGCGGATCCGCTGGCGTTCGAAGAAAAGCATGGTTCCCAGGTTGATTTAATTTTTCGTTTTCTTGATCACGCCTTTGCGACTGGCGTGCTCGGGTAAAAGAGGTGACTGATGCTCATAGAGTTTGTTTTGCCTTACCCGCCGACGGTGAACACCTACTGGCGACGTCGTGGCAGCACATATTTTGTATCAAAAGCCGGTGAGCGTTATCGCCGGGCTGTGGCGCTTATTGTTCGCCAGCAGCGGCTGAAATTAAGCCTGTCCGGAAGGCTGGCGATAAAGGTGATTGCAGAGCCACCGGATAAGCGTCGTCGCGACCTGGACAACATTCTGAAAGCACCGCTGGATGCGCTGACGCATGCGGGAGTGCTCATTGATGACGAGCAGTTTGATGAAATCAATATTGTACGTGGTCAGCCAGTATCTGGTGGACGGCTGGGTGTGAAGATTTACAAAATTGAGAGTGAGTGAGCGTAAATATGATATATCCGGAAATTACAGGCAAAAGCGGCGAACATTTACGCCTGAACACGCTGGAAGCAGTCTGGATCCAGGGGAAATTACGGATGTGGGGGCGGTGGTCGTATATCGGTGGGGGTAAATCCGGAAATATGTTTAACCGGTTACTGGTTTCGAAAAAGCTGACGAAAACAGCAGTTAATGAGGTTTTACGCAGAATGAAGAAATCCGGGCTGGAAAAACCGGAACTTGAGGCATTTTTTCGGGATATGACAAGAGGAAAGCAGAAGAGCTGGTTGTCACATTGTACAGACACAGAGGCGTTGATTATTGATCGCGTTATCAGTGAGGTGCTTGGGGAATATCCCGGGCTAATCAATGTTCTCCGGCAAAGGTACGAAGGACGGGGAATGAGCAAACTGAAAATGGCCGAAAGGTTAAATGCAGATCATCCTGATTGGTCGTTGGTTACGTGCAGACGCCGAATTGATCAATGGTTGGGGGTATCTGAATTTATGTTATATGCCCCCATGCGCATGGCTTTTGTTACAGAGAAAAATGTTGCAAACTGATCAATAAACTGCTTCAATCCGTATAAGCTTCGCAAAGCTGTATCGCGAGGCGAAATGCAAGTTTTTTCGCACAAGGAAGCCACCGGAAGGTGGTTTTTTTGTGTCCGTAATATACAGCAGCGCAATAAATTCGCTGGTGGTTATTAATACCGTTCTTTCAGCTTGCTGGCTTTTTCGACAAGAGTTATTGGTGTGTCACGTTAACCGGAAAAGGGAAAAAGGCATGCTAAAACAGCAGGATATGACCGAAACCGCCAGAGTGGTGTTTAATGAATTAAGCGTCACCGAACCGGCGACCGTCGAGGAAATTGCGCAGAACACTTATCTTTCACGCGAACGCTGCCAGTTAATACTGACCCAGCTTGTTATGGCGGGTCTGGCAGATTATCAGTTCGGTTGTTACAGACGCCTTCCTCAGTGAAGGCTTTTTTATTTGTGGTAATGGGCGGCTGGTGGGTGTTAGCGGCACCTGCCAGCCATCTGCTCATGCGTTGGGGTCACAAGCAAACCTCAGGCCCATCTGCTTTGCGCAAAAGCGGTATGAGCCTATCAGAGAAGTGCTTATTGATCTATGGCTAATACTGTAAAAATATCCAGTTGTGAGTTAATCAACGCTGATTGCCTGGAATTTATCCAGACCTTACCGGAAAACTCTGTCGATCTGATAGTCACAGACCCGCCATACTTTAAAGTGAAGCCCGAGGGCTGGGATAACCAGTGGAAGGGCGACGATGATTACCTGAAGTGGCTGGACCAGTGTCTGGCGCAGTTCTGGCGGGTGCTGAAACCTGCCGGAAGTCTTTACCTGTTCTGTGGTCATCGCCTGGCATCTGATATCGAAATCATGATGCGTGAACGCTTCAGTGTGCTGAACCATATTATCTGGGCGAAGCCGTCCGGACGCTGGAACGGATGCAACAAGGAAAGCCTGCGGGCGTATTTCCCCGCCACAGAGCGCATTCTGTTCGCGGAACATTATCAGGGGCCGTATCGTCCGAAAGATGCCGGGTATGCGGCGAAGGGCAGTGCACTGAAACAGCATGTGATGGCCCCGCTGATTTCTTACTTTCGTGATGCGCGCGCGGCCCTGGGGATAACGGCAAAACAGATTGCAGATGCCACAGGAAAGAAAAACATGGTGTCGCACTGGTTCAGTGCCAGCCAGTGGCAGTTACCGAACGAGGATGATTACAGAAAACTTCAGGTGCTGTTTGCCCGGGTGGCAGAAGAGAAACATCAGCGGGGAGAACTGGAAAAGCCACATCACCAACTGGTCAGCACATACAGTGAGCTGAACCGGCAGTATGCCAGCCTGCTGGAAGAGTACAAATCACTGCGGCGTTATTTTTCCGTATCGGCAGCCGTTCCTTATACGGATGTCTGGACGCACAAGCCTGTGCAGTATTATCCGGGCAAACATCCCTGTGAAAAACCGGCAGATATGTTGCGGCAAATGATTACCGCCAGCAGTCGTCCGGGTGACCTGGTTGCAGATTTCTTCATGGGGTCGGGTTCGACAGTCAAAGCCGCGATGGCGCTGGGGCGTCGTGCAATTGGTGTCGAGCTGGAGGCTGAACGTTTTGAGCAGACCGCAAGGGATGTACAGAATTTAATCAGAAAGAGAGAGTGATATTGCTGAATTTATTCTGTAACGTTATCATTATGTTATCGGCCCTTTAGCTCAGTGGTGAGAGCGAGCGACTCATAATCGCCAGGTCGCTGGTTCAAATCCAGCAAGAGCCACCAACCGCCACTAGCTCATCAGGAAAGAACGTCACCCTGTGCGAGATTCGGAGTCCCCGGTGGCGGTCCATTATCGGTATTCTGCGTTGTTAGCTCAGCCGGACAGAGCAATTGCCTTCTAAGCAATCGGTCACTGGTTCGAATCCAGTACAACGCACCACACTTATTTTCCAGGCTCGCTTTGGCGGGCCTTTTTTGTATCTGCGCCACGCCCGGCGCATATCAACCACAGAGCCTTTCGGGGGTGAGCTTACGGAGTGGTCAGTGTGACTTTCTCTGTGGACAGATCGCTCCCGGGCGTTGGCTCACCCACCCAAAGGAACGTCACGATGTTTGGTATTTTTGGTAAAAAAGCCCGCAGAGCGGCAACGGAAATTAAAAAGTTTGAGAAACGCGATCTGGCACAGGCGGTGATTAACGCTGCATACCTGGTGGCCTATGCAGATGGTGAATGCGAGGCATCCGAGAAAGCGAAGATCGAACAGGTCTTACGTAATCAGCCTGCGTTGTCTGCGTTTACCTCGGAAATTAATGCGATTAGCGCAACCATTATCGGTCAGCTGGATACCAATTTTAAAATTGGTCGTCGTGCCGCGTTACGCGAGATTGAGGATGTGAAACACGATACGCGTGAAGCGGAAGATGTGCTGGATGTGGCGGTGGCCATTGCGGAGGCAGACGGCGAAATTGAGCCGGAAGAGCGCAAGGTGCTGGAAGAGATTGCCGGTGTTCTGGGTCTTCGTCTGGAGAATCACCTGTGACGGTAAAACTGCGCCTGGCTGTGGCTGCACTCCTGCTGTTTCTGGTGGTGATGGTGGATTTCACCAGCAGAATCATGTCGGTGCTGGCGGATGGGGTGCTGGTCTGCGGCATTGTGGTATTGCTGTGGCCGGTGATAAAAAGAAACAGCCTGCATAATGCTTGATTTTTTTATTTGCTGTTTATTAAAAACACTTCTGCATGGTGAATCCCCCTGTGCGGAGGGGCGATCAGCAACCAGGTATATGGGATAATCGCGGATTCAGGTGCTGATACTGAATTCACCGGGAGGCACCCGGCACCATGCTTTGCCACAAAAGTGTTGTTTCTGTTTTTCTCAAACTATCATCATTATCCCTTTATTTCCGGCTGCGCATGGCGTGGCCTTTTTTTTACGACCAGCCACTGGCAGATGGCCATCCTGTGATTTGATTCCGGTTCCGGCTTTTTAACTCTGTTCCTGTACACGGGAGAAATTCGATGTCGATTAAACATTATGATGTTGTCAGGGCGGCGTCGCCGTCAGACCTTGCGGAAAAGCTGACACA